TCCACAAATAGAGTATCAGTGTCTACAGTCAAGTTTCTAGAAATGTGAACATTATTTTCGATGGTATTTCCGTATGTAAATTCTTTAGATCCAGCATTGTACATCAAAATATTTGAGTTATTTACGTTTCTCACGGGGTTTATGAAAAGTGCGTTTTGTGTGGTGGTATTATTGAAACCCCCAGCATCTGTACCACCATTGATGATAACAGATCCAGCTGCTTGACTCGTTGGGTATCCCGCGTAGTACCCTATAGCTATAGCACCTTCACCTTGATTAAACTTACCCGCACCATCACCTATAGCGATGGCTTTTTGACCCTGATTTTGACTACCAGCATCCTTACCTAAAGCGATTGAATTACCCGCTTGATCCTGACCACCGGCATTTTCACCGATGGCGATGGAATACGCAGCTTGATTTTGAAAAGCTGCTTTATCACCGATGGCTATAGAACTCACACCTTGCCCAGTTTCACCGGATTTTTCACCAATGGCGATGGAAGACTCTGCTTGTGTGACACTACCCGCTTGATAACCAATCGCTACAGAGTTGGATTGTTGACGATCATAACCAGCTCGGTACCCCAAAGAAATGAGATGTGCGTTTGAACTTGGGTGAATGGTAGCACCCGTATCTGTACCTATGAGTAGACGATCATACCCAGAATTATCAACACGTCTAGTGGCGGCTATAGTTCCATTTACATCCAAATCCTTGGTGGGATACAATTGGTTAATACCGACACGATTTGTGACTGTATCAACATGTAATGTATTTGTATCGACCGTGAGGTTGGAACTCACGTACGCATTTCCCACGACATGTAACTCAGCGTCCGGTGTGTCTGTTTTTACACCTATCTTGCTATCAATTAAAGTGTTTCCACCGATACTCAAATCCCCAGAAATATCTGTATTTCCAATAACATTCAAAATATTTGAACCGAATTCGTCCACGAAAAGATTCGAACCCACGTCTAAAGTGTGTATGGGGGATGTATTTATGATACCCACATTTGATTGTGTAAATAATTGACCGTACACATGTACGTTTATATCTTCACTCGTAAGAGGGGTAATGGTATGACCCGACGCACTCGAAGTTGTGTACCCAATAGCAAATTCTTTTGAATTTTCCCGAAACCCAACCCCAACATTTGAACCGGGGCGATTTAAAAGAAGACCAAGATCCAAAGTTGAATCACTTCCAGTATTATCTTTTCCCAACTCTACGAGAGCGTCGGTTATGGTCGTGTTATTGGAATGTAAAGTTGTGACGAGACCATTAAACGTCGCGTCTCCGTCAACCACCAAACTATTTTGAATGTATGTGTTTCCCAGAACTCGAAGTGTATCAGTCGCAGATTGATTTACAAAAACTTTTGAACCCACTGAAAGAGTATCCACCGGTGCAGCGTTTGCAATACCCACATTTGAAAGGGTTGTAAAACCCGTGATGGTATTATTAAATGAAACTATATTTGCCGTCACATTTCCGTTCTGTACAGCTGCCTCGAGAGTGAAATTAAGAATATCCTCTGCGATGGCATCGGAGTCCATAATTTCCTTGGTCACTCGATTATATGCCAATACAGTTATATTTCTATCTGAAAGATCTGTTCTTAAACGCAGGGGTGTCATGTAGATAGAATTTTCAAATGCAGCATCGATTTCAACGTTACTCGCATTGAACACGACTGTGTTTTCTGCCTGGTCATTGGTACAATTTTTACCGAACCTGATCTTGGTGGACCGCTCCACCGTAGGCAAGTTCTTGACCATTTAATATACAATGGCATTTTTAATTTGCATAAAGCAATGCTGCCATTCCATTTTCAACTCGTAATATATTATAGTTTATTGCGTATATAGGGTCGAGGATATCCGCAGATTCGCTCATAATCTTTGCTGAAGTGATACGACTGAAATTCAGTGTACCAGTCGGCTGGTGTGAACTTGTAGATAAACAAAATGGATACAAGAAGAAATCTGGGGATGCCACAAAGTTTGTGTGATAATAATGCATCACATCAATGAAATGAGGTTTACCCCATCTATAATTGCTTAAATCGACACCATTTATATTTAATTTCACTCTGTTTGTCGCCGAAGTGAGTGCGCTATCGGTTGTTGTATTGGACGAGGCTAGGTACTTCACTGGGTGATTAAACGTAAGTTCTTGAACGGTCGTTCCGGAAGCGACATTCTTTTGAACCTGTGTTATCAGCATATCATGTTTACGTGAAGCGACCTGACTACGTTCTTCGTTATCTAAATAAATATAATTTGCGAAAGCTTCAATATTTTTATTAGTAGCGGCAGAACCCCAATAAATGCGAAGCTCCACGTTATGATAGTTTAAGGCTACGAGCGGCAACGAAGACTGTGGCGACTCACAAAAAAAGAACCTCAGAGGGTAAAAAAACGAACGAGCAGAAATACCTGGGTGGGTACCTTGTGCACTCTTAGAAACGTTTTGAGCGAACGTATCGACGGCAATATTCTCGGTGAACACAGCATCTTGAGTGTCTATAACAGAACCACCAATCAAAAGTTCAACCTTCTCGACAATGTTATCCCATCTTTGGGTGTCGAGAGCCTCTGTATTGTTATCCATCGTAAAATACACGTAATTGAGAAGATCACCCGATCTCTCGAACTGAACACTGGACATAGAATTGTTTTTCACCGCTCCGTGGATTGTTTGTTTTTCAACGGATTGTGAAAAATTAGCATGGCGTTTGAATGTTGAACTGAAGAAAGATATTTGAGGATCACCCACGATAAATTTATCCTGGGCTCCTATGGCAATCAATTGAACAACACCGGCAGACATGGTAATACTAATTTAAGGGGAGAAAAATTACAGGTTGGGTTTTCTACAAACGAAACGAAGAACTAAAAAGTTATTCTCGGCGGGATTTGGGGGAGTCACAAGATTTGCGTCCTGATCCCGTATATTTACAGTAAATCTATCGATCGAACGAATTGGGTTTACGTATTGTGTTGCAACGGGGTAGTCATCTTTAAAACTTATTATACCTGTATCATCGGCAGTGACGAGACTAGCGAATGAGTTTCTAAGAATGCTCAAGGATGATTGACCTGTGAGAACATTGGAGGCCCTGTCAGAGAAAATGGAGTCAAGTTCATTTATAGATATGTAACAATGTTCGGTCGCCGTAGTCGTATTGATACGCGCACCGACAAGCCTGGCCTGAACCACATTCTTCAATGGCTGTTGAAGATGACAAGTAAAAGTATTTGCATTATCCTGACCCACACTATCAATAGTGATGGTGTGATATTCATAATTAAGATCTGGAATCATTTCCGTTGGCGATGTAATCAGGGCCATTTATTATTAGCTTAGATTAAAGATCCACCGATTCCGTCCGCGATCTCATAACCAGCGTGGGCACCGACTAATTCCTGTGCACCACAGAGACCACCTGGGGTGAGACCAACCGAGTAAGGGCTATCCTTTTTGCCCCCACCAGCAACACACTCAACATCAGACTTGAGGTCAAAAAGAGACTCCTCACTGACGGGTGTAATAGTAATTGGCCTGGGTTGGTACTTGGAGCTTCGTACATTCATGAAACCAAGAATGGTGATGAGAATTATCAACACGGTCATCGCCACGAGAGCGTTGCGATCGGCGCGGTTGAGATTGAGTTTGAACATTTATAATAGACATATATAATTTTTGAAGTGCGTTAAAGACATTTTCTTAGTTTCTACATAGAGAGTAGATGGACGAAGAAATCGTACTCGACAGGGGTCAAACGAATGTGATGAAATTAGATGCTGATGAGCAGGCACTCATGGATGAGATTCAAATTTCCGCTCCTCGACCGAAGCCGGTACCCAGACCCACCACACGACCAATGCAAAGACCTGGAACTGCCCAACACCAAGAAGCGATGGATGCTTTTGTAAATCCCAACAAACAGAGTGTTCCAGTTCAGAATAGGGAAGATGAAGAGATTGATTACGGGGAAGATGAACCGATGATGTTCGATGATGAACCCATGGGGCCAGGGCCGGGTGAACAGGCGGAACAACCTTCCAAGGGGTATACATCAATTGATGAGGAAAAGGCGGATCTTGTTAATAAACTCGGAAGGTTAGAAAAGAAGGGGTTCGCTGTGAACAAACGACTGAATGCATACTCAGGGGTTGATGAACTCAGATCAGAGGTTAAGCGTATCACGTATAGCATAGACGTAGAACAATCTGTTCGGTTTTCGAGGCGTATGCTCATCGCATGTGTAACAGGGCTTGAGTTTCTTAATAAGAGATACAACCCATTTGAGGTTCAACTCGAAGGTTGGTCTGAGTCTGTGATGGAGAATGTTGACGACTATGACGGAGTCTTTGAAGAACTGTATGTGAAGTACCGCTCGAAGGTTAACGTTGCACCAGAGGTCAAGCTTATCATGATGCTCGGTGGCTCTGCAATGATGTTCCATCTGACCAATTCTATGTTCAAATCGGTTATGCCCAACATGAATGACGTCATCAAGCAGAACCCAGACCTTGTTAAGAATATGATGAGCGCTGTACAGAATACCACACGCGCACCGGGAGGTCCCTCTGTGGACGCACCTGTAGGAGGTACGGGACAATACGAAATGCAAGGACCGGGTATGGACATTTCGAATTTGATGGGTAATATCATGATGCCCCCACCACCACCTATGAACACCACCATGGGACAATCAAATTCGGTTGATCCCATCATGGAAGAGGAGGATGATCTCTCTGATATCATTTCCGTATCAGGAGATTCTACAGGTGGTGAAGTCAAAGAAGTTAATGTTGGTGGAGCCAAACCCAAAAGAACTCGTCGAAAGAAGAAGACCGAAATTAATCTCTAAATATATATAAATGATAGCGTATTGCCCGCTTGAGGAGCTCGAGCCTCCCGTTCGACAGCAAGAAATTGTCGCCGAGGCCAAGGCCGAACCTGTAAAGTCTCAGGTCGGTCGTGAAGAAACTGAAATGAATTACGTCATCATGGCTTTCATTGTTGGCGTAGTCGCACTAGCCATCTCTGATTCCATCAGGGCATAAATGTTGAATCTACCGCGGGGTACTCCCTCGTAGTAAATTTAATGAGTAAACGTTACCAATTGTGTTCCGGAGAAATTATCAACACCGGGGTTATTTGTTCTTACTTCAGTTAATTTAGCACCTTGAGATGTTATAACTTCAACAAAAAGGTCGTAATAATACGTACGTCCCGATGTAACTTCTGGGGCGAAAAGAATACCGTTTTTACCTGTCGTAACCGTGGGATTCCATGGGTGTAAGTTACCGCCGCCAAAAAGACTTTTATTACCCATCGTTATATTTTCGGATGGAGTCGCCCCGTCACGTGTACCACCTTGAACTTCTATGACTAAAGTACTCATATCATTCACATTAAAATCAGATCTCAAGATGGCAACAATCTTAGCATAAAAGGAATTATTGTTGAATCGTAGCTGTACATCCTGACTTTCTTGGTTCGTGCGTGTAAAGGTTTTTGAGTATCGTTTACATGCGACCTCATTCGAGTTGGAAATGAAACTTCCACCTACTTCGAGTGCAGCTGTGGCATCCGCACCACTGAGGTCTACAGCGACTTGGTTACCCAAATCAATTTTACCATCGATTTGAAGGTCACCAACAATTTCAGTATCGCTATTCACGATGAAACTCCTAACTGGATCGATAAATACATTACCCGTGTGGTCACCATAGATATTGGACACTCCACCGGTCGTCTTGAACTCGAGAATAGCATTACTCGTCGCATGTTCTAAACGAGCCGTACCGTTATACACAGTGAAATGCTCACTGGGGTTTACGGTACCAACACCCACATTCGAAGTATGTATTATGTGTATACCATCCCCTTCGGTACCATTGTTCACAGCACCTATCACCGTACCATGCACAGAATGGGTGGAGTCACTAAAACCTCTCACGTATCCACCGTAATTATCATTTGTGTTAAGAGTGAGACCGACCTTGTTATTTGTACCAGGGTTTTGGAGTTTGAGGACATCTATGTCTCCGGTCGCATCGGAGTATATATGAACATTTGATTCTGGTGAATTTGTACCGAAACCCACGAGACCTTCATTTGTAAATCGTGCATATTCGGTACTGGTACCAGACACCTTTTGTCGGAAAACTAAAGGTGCATTTCCAATAGATTCTATTAAATTTACTGGACCAACCGCAGCTGTAAATATATCTAAAGCACCAAACTTCATCGACTGATCCTGTGCGAACTCGAGACCACCACCGACATAGAATCGAGTAGCACTACTTACGTCTAATTCACCTTGGTCATCTAAAGGTAAAGCTCCTATGACAACTACACCCGAAGGAGTTATTGTCATTGCACGTGATACCACCGAACCATCACCTAATAATGCCGATTGAATTTGATTAGTAGTCAACGAGGGTAAAGTTGTGTTGTACGTCTGGAAAAGATGCTCGGCCGCTACCGAACGAATCCTATCGGGGGCGGCGGTACCCGTTCGATCGTTACCCTTGAATATAACAAGTTCGGATTTACCAAGGTTATCATATAGTCGCTCTGTGATGAACGTATTACCAAATTCATCGGAAGATACACCACTAAACGAAAGTTTATTACCTATGACAACATTACCACTTACTTCCAAAGAATCACGGGGTATATCGGTGCCTATTCCCATATTTCCGTTGGCACCATCTATGAATAATTGAACAGTTCCAGATTCATCGATTACATTTGGGTTTTTGGTAATTCTAAAATCTGCCACACGTGTACCATTTCGAAGTGCACCGGCTAAACCCATTGAATATCCCACCGGATTCGCAATAGATGACCCAGTATCTCCATCCGTCTGTGCAAACGAAGCGAATGCGTTTGAATTGAGACTACTTGTCCTCGCAGCCATAATCGCATCACCCGGAGTACCTTCAATATTATGAACGAGTAGACCATTTGTATTGAAATTTCCTATACCCGTTCCAAGAATTTCTAAATGGGCCGTAGGTGTGGTAGTACCAATCCCCACTCGCTTATTACTTCGCCATGTCATGACATGACTTTCAGTTTCATAATCATCACTCGCCAGTGATAAATTCAATTGAGAACGCGAGGTTCCACTGGAAAGATCGTGTTTTCCCATTTTGAAAATACTTCTCACACCATCCCTACCAGAACCACCTTCACGGGCCAATTGGATTACGTTATTAAAATCAGAAATACCAACAATCGCACTTGTATTGGATACTACTAAGGGTGTATCAAGATGACTCGTGGTTCCTCTATTAGCGACTTGGTCATTGATAAACACGGTTCCACCATTTGTGTGTAAAAGACCAACCGGTGATGCGGTACCAACACCAACATTACTCGATTCTAATATGGTTAACTTTGGTGTTCCCATTGTACCGGTCGTACTCGCGTAAAAGCTAAGACCTTTACCACTTCCCACACGATTTTCAATTCTCGTTTGATTACCGTTAATATCCGTAAAAGCTTTCAAATAGTTTGTATCACTACCTATTATAGCTGCATTACTTCCGTTAAGTTTTAGATTTCCACCAAGAGTTAAAAGTTCACTCGGTTCAGTATTGGATAAACCCACCTTACCGTCAGAAGCTACCCGCATTCTTTCCGTGTTTCGAGTCTTGAATACGATGGTTTGACTATTCGCAGATGTTTTGGCACCCTTGATTTCAATCGCACTTATATTTGACGTCTGTGGACCACATCGTAAACTGACAGTATTCGCGGTTGAGTCTTCACCCGAGATGTCACCATGAATAATAACATTCGCCGCAGACGAAATACCGGATTCACCCTCAACTTCGATGAAATCCTGAACCAAAATTGATTGTGTGATGAGACGACCCGTCGCTGTATTACCGAGCACCGTGACAAGGTTAGCAGAATCTGCGTTAATAAATATTTTATCACCGATCGACAACATATTTGTAGAATTGGTATTCGCTATACCCGACGGGGTCGCACCAGTCGTTTGAATAGCATGGGACTCAATCTTTGACGCTACTACCATAGGTATAGCTGCATCGGCATCAAGAGTAATCAGGCTACCCACCGTCAGCCCGTCATCACCAATTCTCAAACCCTCGAAGAAACCATATCCATTCGCGTGTAGAACATTAGCCGAAGATGATGCCACATCATTGATATATACATTAGAACCCACAGAAAGGGAAAATGCCGGTGAGGTGTTTGCTATACCCACGTTGTTTTGTGTATAAATGTCACCAAATACATGAAGATTCACGGTATTTGCACTATCCATGGTAAAGTTTGCATCTTCGGGAGTACCGTACGTTCTAGAAAGTTTAAACTGGTCGTCTGCGTGGGTAT